TTGTGCATACCCCCCGGAGTACCAAACTCAACATTAGGTAAAGTCGCACCCTCTACTCCGCGCTCAATAACAGGGAAACGTTTAGATACATCTGGTTCAAGTTCAGTAGGAGGTGCAGCAGATTGCACACCAGCAGGCAAGTCAGATGGAGGCGCAGGAAACCCGCGAGTATCAACAGGCGCAAGTTCAACAGGCGCAGTTTCAGCAGGAGCTGTACCGTCTGGTGGGGGCATAGGTTGCCCCGCATTTGGTGGTTGTGCGCCGGGTGCTACCGCAGGTTGAAGTTGCGCTAAAGCTTCAGGAGATAGTTCAGTTTCAGCTTCAGGCGCAGGAGGTGTTGCGCCAAGTGTTGTACCATCATCTACAGTCTTGGGAGTACGCGCCCTGCTAATCATACTAGCTGCGCCACCTGCCCCAACACCGCCAATAAAACCTAATCCACCCGCAGTACCCGCGCCAGATAGAGGATTAAGATCAGGAAACTCTTTTTGTTGGGCAATGTTGCCAGCTACTTTACCGCCATATTCTTCTGGTAATTCTGTGCCGCCTTCACCTAACGTAGCTTTTGCAACGCCAATAGGTCTAATAGGTTTACCACTTAAAACAGCACGTTCTAACGACTGGCCGCCCGGCACTAACTTTTGTGTTGCTAAAGAAATTGCAAGAGCAGGGAAAAACGCATCACGGGCAACAGCCATAGCACGTTGTTCAGCTTCCGCTTCTTCTACGCCTTGTGCTTTTAATTTTGCAAAAGTTTCTTCAAAAGTATTGTAAGCAACATCAGTACCTTGCATTATTGCGCCGGTAGCTACAGCAGTGTTAACACCTACAGCCGCTGCTAATTTCTTTGAACCACCTAATAATGTAGTAGCGCCAGCACCTGCTTTACCAATACCTAATGGAACAGCCATCTGTGGAACTTGTTGTGCTATAAACGCAGGCAACACTTCCGGGTTGTTAACCGCCATTTCTTTTACTGTGGCGTATATTCCAAAAGCAGAACCGTATATTTGTTTTGGTAGATCAGGTAGATTAAATTTTTGTGCAAGTTCTGTTACTTGAGGTAAAGCTTTATTAATCCAAGAATTGTTAAATTCTTTTTGAGCTTGTAGATCAGCTACATCACCAACCTGTTGCCCACTTTCTAATCCTTTTTTAATTGCTTCGGGCATCATGTACTGCCCTAAACTTTCAAGACCTTTACCAGCAGTGTTTAAATACCCAATATCAGGTATGTTTTCTTTTTCAACACCAAACTTGCTACCCGCTAACTCCATAAGTTGTTTGGGTTGTTGTAATACATTACCTACGCCCGTAACAAGACCGGGAAGAATAGACCCTGTCACATTACCAATAGTACTTAAAATACCGTTACCTCCACTTGCAACTGATTGAGCAGGTGTTGCTTGTGGTTTGTAGTCTTCTAAATCAGGGTAAGCTGACAAAATCTTTTTACGAACTTCATCCCTTGGCATATCATCAGGAATGCCTTCAACAATAGTCCCATTTGGTAGTTCAACTTCGTAGGGCATATTAAAAACTCCAACGGTTATAGATTACCAAATTTCACTCTGGGAGTAGCGGGCTTGCCATTAGGATATAGATACTGATTTTCGTTAAAATTTATGCCCTCGTCACCGTGAAACGCAGAATGTGCGCTTTTAAATCTATTTACGTATGGAGTCATTTTATTAGCGTATAACTCTTTTGCCGCATTTATATAGTCTTGTGCTTCTTTAATTTTTTCTTGATTAGTTGGATTATTAGGTAATTTTGGTACACTTGCTAACGTATTTTGATGCCGTAAATAATCAGTTGATCCAAATATTTCTTTGCCTACTATTTGCTCACGCCCTTTAAGCTCTCTGCCTTCAGAAGTATAAAGAATTTGAGTTTTTGCTAGACTTTTGCCCTCTGCTGAAGCATTAGCAGCCGCTATTGTTGCATTAGCACGAACTTGAGCAGCTTCAAACACCTTATTAGCTTTGTACACATTAATGCCCAGCTCTTGAGTTTTTTGCAAAAACTTTTCTTTGGTAAGACCAAGCTCGATTAGACCTTTAACAGCTTCACGGTCATCTTTACGAATGTCTTTAATTGCTGCCGAGTACTGAGCAAGAGCTGGCTGCACACCTTGGTTAATATTGGCAAGTGCATTGGGCGATGTACCACCAGCCATGCCAAAACCAGCTTGAAGAAGCGCCATGTATTTAGCTTCTTCACGGGCTTTCTTGTTATCCCCACGCATGTCTTTGTACATACCAGCGTATTGAGAAAAAGCTTCTTTAGCTTCAGGACTCATAAGCGGCATATTGCCATACATAGACCTTTCAACAGTGGCAGGGGTAGCACTAATATCGGGTAGGCGAGTAGGTGGTTGTGCAACAAGATTGTCTATGCCTGATCTAACGGGGGGTTCAACTACCTCAACCCCAGAAGCAGACCCAGTTGTACTAGCAGGAGGAGCCGACACAATACGAGGAGCAGACCCAGTTGTACTAGCAGGAGGAGCCGTTACAACACGAGGAGCTGCCGTAACAGGAGGAGTTGCCGCAACAGAAGAATCTCCATGCGTCATAAGAAGCTCAGAAATACGATTATTTAATCCAAGAGAATTTGGATTGCGTCTTAACCCAACAAATGGAATAACACTTTCAGTACTAGAATTAACACTAGAGTTAGAAGATTCTAAATTATCTTCTGGAAAATATTGATCTGGGTTTTTAACTCGACCTTTATCAGCAAACGCAATGATTCCACCGTTGGCATATTCATCATCATTGTTGTCGTCATCGTCTTCGGTAGGCAAGTTTGTAGACAACTCATCTATACCACGATACTGATCGGCATCCTGCATAACTTGTGCAGCAAGGGGTACTTGATTCTGATCTTGCTGCTGCGCTTGTTGCATAGCCATAGCTTGCTGGCGTTGTTTAACTTTGTCCTGTAGAAGAGGGATGCCAATATAAGCAGGAATTGTTCCGTTTTTAATTGCTTGCTGCAACTGTGGGATAGACAACTTCTCAGCGTTAGCCATGCGACCCATCATGCTAGTAATCATTTCAATATCCTCTCATGGCGTTGTACATGCCTAGTGTGTCAAGACCATCACCGCCTTTAATCTGACCGCCTTTTGCACTATTCATCATTTTATTCATGCCATAAAGACCCATACCCGCCGTGCCAATACCAGCAGCTTGAGAGATCATGCTTGGGTTTTGATACATGGATTGCGACTGTTGAGTTAATGGTAAACCGCGCAGCAAGTCAGACATAAAACCAAGCTGTTGATAAGGATAGTTTAACTGTGCTTGGTACTTTTGGTAATCTACATCTAATGCTTTTTGTTGTAATGCTTGCTGCTGTGTACCTGCTGACAACATAGCTTGGTTTAAGGCTTGCTGTTGACCAAACTGATTCTGACCTAATTGACCTAGAGCGCTTGCAGCAGCACCTGCTTGACCTAAGCCTTGAAGTCCATACTGACCTGCACCCACAGCGCCTTGAACGCCTTGCATTCCTGCATTAGCACCAGACACACCTAGCTGACCGGCAGTTTGAGCAGATTGCAACCCTTGTCCTGTACCGGCTAATCCTAAGTTACCTGCGGTTTGAGCGCCCTGCACACCAAGTTGACCACCAGCCGTGCTAAGTTGACCTGCTTGATTAGCACCTTGTAACCCAACTTGTGATCCTTGCATACCCTGAGCAGTGCCAGCCAATTGAGCGTTAACACCTTGCAAGCCAGTTTGTGCTCCTTGCATTCCTTGTGCAGTACCAGCAAGTGAAGTCTGAGCGCCTTGCAGACCTGCTTGTGCGCCTTGTATACCCGAAAGATAGTTTTGGTTAGCTGCGCTTAAACCAGCCAATCCAGACTGAGAGCCTTGCATACCAAGAGCAGCCGCCTGTTGCATGTTTGCATTAGCAGTGTTGTAAGCTTGGTTGTACCCCTGACCAATGATTTGATTCATGGCAGTGTTTTTATTGCGTTGGTTTTCAGCCGCCATCAATGCTTCACGACTGCCACCAAACGCACCAGATCTAGAGGCATTACTCATCTGTTGAGTGCCAGTAATATCATACTGACGCTGCACTTCTTCCAATGCTGGCTGAAGAGAAGCCTGCAAATATGGATTCATATATCTTTGAACAGCACCGGCGTTCTGAGCATCTTGCCCATAGCCCATACCGGCTTGCATACCCGCTTGTCCTACGCCAATACTTTGACCGGCTAGTGCTGCCCCTTGAGCGCCATAACCCGCGCCCATAGAACCATAAGCGTTACCAGCTTGCGTTCCAATCGTCTGACCTGCCTGTCCTGCCGCTGCGCCTCTAGCACCATAAGCACCGCCACCTTGGACACCTAAATCTTGACCCGCTTGACCGGCTAGATATCCTTCGTCACCATATAAGCCAGACCTAGCGGCATTTGTAAAAGCACCTTGTGCGCCTTGATTGGCAAATTGATTTGCTGTCCCGGCATTTTGTTGAGCAATTTGATTGCCCAAGCCACCGTATAAGTTAGCTATTCCCGCACTTTGTTGGGCGGCTTGGTTTCCTAACGCACCATAACCCATTGATGTATTTTGTAACTGCGCTGCTGTGCCTTGTGTTCCAAGCCCGTATTGACCCGTCATGTACGCCATGTTTGACGCATCACTTAACTGAGGGGCTACTTGCTGATTACCTACGTTTTGAAACGCTTGGTTCTGCATTGGGGTAAATGTAGCAACTTGATTGCCACTGTACGGCTGATACGGGTTCTGCGATGTATTAGTAAGCGCACCGGCTTTACCTAATGTGGTTTCTACATAAGGTCTTGCGTACTCAGGAATAGTTGTAGTTGTGTTATTGGTTGAAGTTGGTGTGCTACCGCCCCCGCCTTGAGGTTTAATTTGCCCACCGACTTTAATAAAAGCCCGTTCGGGTAACATATCCAAATGGTTGTACTTCATAGCGTAACCTCAACAATTTTGTATTTTTCAACGAACCCAAAGCGTTGCCACAATCTAGCAACAGCATCATTAACAGCACCTTCTATAGATGTAGCCCCAAAGCCTTGTAAAACTTGGCACATCTGTTTAAACGAGTCTTTGCTAACAATTAACTTGCCACCAATGTAAGTAATAAACGCTACACGATGGTTTGGTCGGTTAAACAAATTGACTGTTGCTGCGCCAATAATCTTGTCTTCTTCCACTGCAACCAACAATATCCATTGACCGCCGGTTACATACGCCTGAACTTGGTCTAGCGTGTAGTCTTTATCGCCAGTTTGCTGTTCAATTGCCGCTTGTATAAACCCCGAAACAGCACCCCAAGTTTGATTGACATACTGGATTGGAACATGCTGTACGTTCATGCTGGCAAGTATTTATCTGACCTAGAGTTAACAGCAACCTTGCCTTTACCAACAGTTTTGCCCCTGTTCTTTTGGATGCGATCCATCATGGCATACAGTCTTTTAGCACCGGCATCTGTAGACCCATTTCCCAATTCAGAAACAATCCGAGCAGGAACGACAAACTCACCATCAGCAAGACGAGCAGGCTGACGGTTACCAATTTGAGCAGGAATATCATCACTGACTCCATCGCCGGGTCCTCTTAGTAACTGACCACCATCAGAGTATCCGCCTAAATGACCACCCATTGCATAACCCTGCATTGGATATCTTGGACCTTGGTTTAAACTGCCAATACCACCAAAGTTACGATTGTTATCATCTGGCTCAGGGTAATAATTACCAATGCCGCCACCCATTGCATATCTAGGATGTTTGTCAGCTATTAACCCACCGTCAGCATCTCCTCCTGTATTTCCGTAATAATCAGTATGGGCATCTGGAATAAATTCGGTATACCCTTGATTAGCAAACATCTGCTGTACCTCTGCCATGCCGCTTGATGGATCAACAGGAAAAACAGAAGGACGATTAAATTCTGGTGAACCTTCATTTGGGTTAAATGGTCGAGTTGGTTGATTATTTGCGTAGTCGTAAACTTCTGCAACGGGGTATCTATCGTAATAGCTTTCTGCATCGCCGTTTACACCGGGTCCACTATAAGTTGTTGTTTCGGCGGCTGGTCTTTTGCGGGTATTAGTGGAAGTATTAGGTAATACAGGAGGTGCTATTGGCGTAGGCGGTGGAGGCGTATATTCAATTGGTGCTGGTGTGTTTGCGTATTTAGTAAATGATGGCGCTTGATATTGAAACGCTTCAGGAGCCTGTTGTTGCGGTGAAGTATAACGTTGTTGAATCTGAGCCATTTGTGGTTGAATTAATGGCTGAGTAATGCCTTGCGGTTGAAATGCTTGTTGTGACCGTTGAATTTCAGCTAAAGCCTCAAGCGTTGGATTGCTTTCACGTTGCTGTGCCATAGGAGACGATGTTTGATTCGCCCGGTTATTAATTTGTTCTTGCATAAACGAACCAATTCCTACATCACCACCTTCATCCATGCGAATAGCGCCGCCATTAGCCAATGTCCTTGAACCAAACTCAGACGCTTTAATAGGAGTCTTTGGCGTAAATACTTGAGTGTCTGGGTCGTAATCGTATGGGCGGACAAAACTGTCTTGATCTTGATTTTGATTGCCACCACTACCTTGTGGTTTTAAGGCTAACAAACCAGCCGCACCAAGACCTAAAGGCATTTTGTTTTCAGAAAGAAATTTACCAAAGCCTGAATCAAAAATTCCCGGTTGTTTACCCGCAATAAGTGAACTTGTGTCCGGAGCAGGCATTCTAATTCCGGGACCTTGTGCAACAACTGCATCCGCACCGAAATTAGTGCTTGGCATCCCCCAACCAGAAGGCACAGGCGCTTTTAAACCTAAATTTGCGCCTCCCGAACTAATAACCTCAGTACCCGTATTAGTAGCAATAGGATTAGTAGCAGCCCCTGCGTTCGCTAAAATAGCCTCAGAAGTAACAATAGGAGCAGCTTCAGTAGCAACAGTAGCAGCACCAACACCCGCACCCGCACCACCACTAAGCAAAGGAGCTATACCCCCGCCTATAGCACCGGTAGCGCCGCCAATTAAAGCGCCTTTAAGGATGTCATCTGTTTTACCACCGCGCAGCGCAGCAATACCGCCGCCCATAGCAGCGCCAATTGCTAAACCCATTAGAATAGGGAACATAGTTACGCCTCTTTTATAAATGCAACCTGATAATTCATACCTTAACCTTTAGGACATTACTGGCAGTCGTGTCACGATATACATCACCAACCCGTAGGTCGGCAAGACTTGTCTGCGTGGGAAGCGTATTTAGGTCTAAGTTTAAACCACTTGCTGCTGAAAAACCCGGATTATCTAGCTGTGCAAAATACAAACGCAACATGTTTGTTAATTGTTCAAAATATATTCTGTCGTACTCTTGTGGAGCAATTGGTAAGTTAGGGGATTTAGTTGTACCTGTAGACATGTTTACCTCTTGCCATCTGGACGAATATCAATTCTAGGAGAGCCAAGCTGCCACGCTACGCCTAGTTCATTAGACTCAATCCTAAACGCCATTTGCCGACCTCGCAGTCGAGTGTAAACTTGCCCGTCAAAAATCTGCACGTTGTACGATTTGCTGACTGCGTAATTGTTTGCGCTTTGCACTTCAGGACTGTTTGATGCGCCATAAGCAGTGCCAGAGTTTTGACGAGGCTTAACGGTCATAGTGACATATGGGTTATTAACGTTTGAGCCGTTAAAGTTAACATCAGGTAGGATGCGCCATACAAACCCAAAGTTATAACCATCACCAATATCAAAATCAGAAGACTGAATATACGATTCAATCGGCACAGCAGTTATTCCAGCTACATCATCTACATCTGCTTCGTGGTACAGGGTTCTGCCGGTTAAAGCACTGGTGTCGTAGTTAGCTGCTATTGGATATTGACGCAGACTAGAATCTAACCATGCCGTGCGCGACATTGAGCCGTAATACCAAGCCTTATCAAGGTAGTTATAAATGACGTACTTATCTACAGCATCTGAATTAACTGAGCAATAAAACCACCAAACTTCGTTGTAGCCTTCATTGCCACCACAAAACACTTGAAACGCTTGTGCAATGTTAATGTCATTGAAAATATACTGACGCAACGAGCAAGGCAACGTTTCTACACGACCAGAGTACATATAAAATTTATCAACACCCATCCAATAAGTAATGCCATTAACAGTAATCATGCTGTTAGGGGATATGACAGAGATATTGTCCATCAATATATTAAAACCCCAGATATATGGTGGTCCTACATATTGCATAGAATATAAAGCCGAGTCAGTCCACACTAAAATCTCTTGACGAGTATTAATGTACGAAATAATAGAAGAGCCGTGAGAAAGAGGAAACTCACCAGACTGATTAGTAATGGCAGGAACCCATTCATATGGATTATTTTGATCAGACCAACGAACTAACATAGGATTAAACGTAGTGTTAGGCGTTCCAGATTCGTATGGGTTTGCACCAAAAGCTATAACAAATCGTTGAATAGATGACGCTGACACTTCGAGCGTTTGATTTGGAACATAATCGCCGGAATATCCTGCGGCAGTAGAAAGAACAGATAAAAACTGCGCTCTGGATGTTAGACCGGTACTTGCTGCCCAGTAATAAATCTCACCATTTCTAGGCGCAAGAACTAAATCTTGCCCATAGTTATCATTTGACCAAAGACGTAACTGAATGTTTGTTGCCCCGCCAATACCCCAATAGCCTAAACCCCAACCGCCTGCACCCCAGCCAACTAATGGGACTTGTATAACTGTACCTACATTAACTTGATATGCCGCTACCGTTGCTGCGCCGCCATTGCCTATATCGCTTGCATTAGCTACAGTCGTGACGTTAATGGTGTAAGTGTTTACTGTGGGTACAGATACAATTTGATATTCTTGATTTAGTACTGTGGCAGTAATAACTCCGCCTAAAGACACAGCAAGTGTATAAGTGACAAAGTCGCCCACCAAACAGCCATGTGCAGCATCCGTAACGGTAAGAATAGCTGATCCATTTGTTGCTGCAAATGTTGCCGTGCCAGTGGTGGTTGTGCGGATGGGGGTAATATCGTAATACGATCCGCCGTTTTCAATGTAATACTTTAAGTTTGTGCCAACGCCAAGCAAGTTAGAACCGTCTAACGTTACCCAATTCCATAACGCACGACATACGCCTTTAAACGTGCTTGCAGACAAACGAATCCAACCGCCAATCTTTTCAGGAAAGCCAGAACGAAACCGAATATTGTCACAGTCGTACCAGCCACCCTCGTTGGAATAGTTAGTTCCTTCGCGGTTTACACCCGGTCTGAATGTAAGTTTCTGTAACGGCACGTTTAAACTCCCTTACCCAAGCATACTTGAGGCTTTCAGTTTAACTGCTGCGACACGATTAAGCCAACCGTTGCCGTAAGTTTTAAAATCATTCAGACCACGGTAAAAGACTACTTTTTCTGCGCTAAACCGTTCAATCAATGTAACGGGGTCAATAGCTTGCACAGCAGCCATTGTTATCGGACCGAACCCACCGTCGGGGGTTACACCTACGGCAGTCTGTAGTAACTTAATTGAACGCCCCGGTCCCGCATTGACCCCCATATCGAACACCAAGTAGTCAATCCCGTTTGGTAACTCGTCCGCCCTTACAACGTCCCAATACTTCTTCTTGTACAGAGGTTCAACATCCGCAGGAGTTAGCTTACGCATCTGGTCGTGCGTGACTTTGTGTCCAACGTGCCGTTCCCAATTGAACTGAGTCACGCCAAGCATGGTCGAGCCTTTACGCCCGTCTGGTAGTTGGTTTCCTTTGTCACGCTCGTCGTCTGTGAAACCCCCCTCCGAGGCGAGCATCTGTTTAAACGCTTGATTCCAATTTTCTTTCATTTTTTCTGTGCATAAAACAAGGTGCGGTCGCCGAACAGGTAGAAGCCCACTGCCGAGGCAAAGTTATTTACAGCAGGACTGTCTTGTCCCGTGACCATCATAAACGACCATGTGCCAAGCACCACAACAGCAACGCCCGGTCTCATTAGGCGCACGATGGCTTCAACCCAAGGGTACGTTGTGCCAGTGCTACCAGCGGCGTTCATTGCCTTGAACATCTCCAGATCAGTCTGCCGCATCTGAGTGTATTCGGCGACGTTCGTGGGCTTGTATACGTCAGTCTGAATGAAACGCCCGATCAGGGATTTCCCTAAGTCAACGGCAAGTGGTCCAAGTGCTGCGAGTAAAGTAATCGGGTCCATTATTTGTCCACCTTTTGGTCAATTTTGTCGTAGAGTCGAGCAATCATCTGTTCAACACGGTCAAAGCGCTTGTCCATCTGGGCTTCAAGCGTTTCCATCTCAGACTTCTTGACGTAGGTTTCGCTCACATGCAGGCGTAGCTCACCAATGTCTGCCTTGAGTTCTTTGACAGAATCCCACAGTTGACGCGCAAACCAGCCCACTACAGCTAAAGCTGCGCCGCCTGCCATGTTAATAAGATTCTGCCAATCCATCATACGTCCTTAAATATTGCGTAGATTGCCCACGGAATCAGGGCTGTCATAGCAATTAAAATAATTGGGAGCAGCGCAAGCCCCCCCAGTAGGCACACACAGTTTTTAAGCAGGGACAACATCTGCGGGTACGGTTTCAGGAGCAACCCAAGGAAGCGGCATAGCTTGTGGAGTAGGAATCTTCTGCGCGTCAATCAGTGCTTGCACTTCGGCTTCCATGTCGGCAACACGCTGTACGCCCAATGCGTCCTGTGTCCACTGCACGGCTTGCGCTTGGGTAATGTCAGCATAGGGGGTGAAGTTTGATGCGTCAGCAGGCAGTAGGTTAACGCAATATGTCACCGAGCCAGATAGACCGTCTTGTGTATTGCTCAACGTAAAGCACGAGATCACCACGGTTTCGGGTTTGGGCGTGTTCATGACAGAAAGCGAGTTGATGATCCAGTTCATAATTGCACCTGTGGGATAGGGGTTACGGGGGCGCTAGTGATAGCGAAAGCGTCAGCCTGTTGCTTGATTTTTTGCATCAATAAAAATGCGCCTGACTTCGATGGAAGCTCGCCCAGAACTTGTTGGATGAAGTTAATTTCTTCGGGGGCGAGGCTCAGAGGTATTTCGTTCAATTTAAAGCTCCTGTGATTAACCGACTAAAAGTCTACGAGTTGTGCCACCAGCGTCTTTAATTGTAATGTATCCAGCTTGAGCAACAACGCCTGCTGTGTGTGTGCCAAACCTGACGTTGCCTGTGCCTTTTGGGGTAAGCAATATGTCTAAGTCTGCACCAGAACCCTGTGCGCTAAGTGTTGGCGTGGTGCTTGCGCTGCCCGTCACTTGCAGATAGTTAACTGCTGAGGCTGTGTTAGAAATAAGAAACTGTGTATTTGATCCAGTTGAGTTTGTAAAAAATGCGTGGAATCCATTGCCTTTAGTGCCGTACCGCGCCGATACATCAGTGTCAGAGCCTTGCGCCAAAATAAAGGGGATACCGCTTGTAACTGCACCCGACACTGACAAATAATTAACTGCTGAGGCTGTGTGGGTTACTGCAAATTGCGGAGTAAACGAGTTACCTGCGGTGTAAAAAACGTGACCGCCCGTACCTTTAGCAGAAAACAACATTGATATATTTGTGTCTGAGCCAGCAGCTTGAAAATATCCACCATTACTTGTGGTATTGCCAAACGCAGTAATGTAGTTAACTGCTGAGGCTGTGTGACCTACACGAAACTGAGGGCGTGTGTAGTCACCTGTGTAGAAGAAAAAGTCGCCCGTGCCTTTTGTTCTAAATGCTGCGCCTACATTGGTGTCCGAACCCGCTGTGTCCATAAGGACAGAGTTGCCAGTAGTATTGCCGTATACAGTAAAGAAATTTACGGCGCTGGCTGTGTGGGATATTTGGAACTGTGTATTGGCGGTGTTGCCATTTGTCCTAAATAAATGTGCGCCCGTACCTTTAGTGGCAAATACAGCGCTGACGTTAGTGTCTGAGCCAGTTGACTGTAGTACAGGAGAGATGCCTGTGCTTGCACCCAACACTTCAATAAAATTCACCGCAGACGCAACAGGCGTGACACGCAGGGATTCTGAGCCGGGGGCTGCGCCTAGGGAGATTGTGCCTGTGCGGTCAATACGCATACGTTCTGTCAATGTGGTAGTTGCGCTTGCGGCTTTTGTTGCAAAGGCAATATCCCCACGAGAACCACTTGCTCCATCGTTTCCAACAATTGCAGAACCAATACTTGCGTATCTTTGGTTTGTTTGTGTGCCTGTTGACCAAACAACATCAGTTCCACCACCTGAGGTGACGTTATTACTTTCTAAAACTAATGATCCTGCCCGTTGACCATAAGTAGTAGAACCTGTGTCATTTTTAATCGTTAAACCAAGAATTGGCGAACTTGTCCCAATCCCCACATTACCCGCAAAGTAGTTGTCAGCCGTCCCCGCAGCGTAGAAGTTAAAACGACCTGTGCCGCTTGCAATAGCGCCATAGAAGCCGTAGTTGTTGGTTGCGCCTGTAAGGGTGCTTTCTGCTACAAAACCAAATTGACTTGTAACCGTTGACCCCGCGCCAATAGTCCCTTGTGTTGCGTAAAAATTTCGCAAATTTGTAAGGGTAAAAGCGGATGCTACTGTAGAAACCTGACTTTGAAAATTTGCTACGGCACTAGTAACGTCTGTTTGAATTGTGCCAAGAGAACGAACACCATAAGCAGTTGTAGCGCCCGTTAAGTTTTTGTTGACAGTTAAGTTAGAATCCGTTTGACTAATTGCGTTACCAATCCCTACGTTACCGCTAGAGTTAATCCGCATCCGCTCAGTCGGACTAGACGCACCATCAGCCGTGGTGTTGAACGTTAAGCGACCGGGCATATCACCCGTGCCGGGGGTTCCGTCTACTTGACCAACAATGTTTGCGGCAGTTGTAAAATTAGTTCCGTCTGAACCAGCAAAACCTAGATACCCTAAAGTATCTCCAGAATTGACTACTGTTTGTGTGCCAAGGGTTGCGCTACGACTTTTTGCAAAAATAAGAGCAGAACCGTCTTGGTCTGCGGAGTATCTGTAAAAACCTCCTGTGCCAGCCGTGTTGTATAGCTGAAAGCCGGGCGCAAATTGGGATGCTCCGTACACAGTATTGTAGCTAGTCGAACTTCCAATCCTAACCGCTCCAGCAGCAGTAATAACAGTTGACGTTGCATCAGGGTTGGTCTCATCCTCAACCACCAAAGCATTACCTGCACCAAGCTGGGTAATTCTCAAACCATCAGACGCGCTATTAGCCGCAATAACAGTCGCGCCATCGTCCGCAATCGTGACAACCGAGTTCTGAATCAGTTTGCCAGTCGTTAAGTCAAAACGCGCAACGGCGTTATCTGTTGCTGAGGCAGGACCGTACACATCGCCGGACGCAGCGGTAGACCATGACAACACGCCTGAGCCGTCTGTAATCAACGCCTGACCCGCTGTGCCATCATCGACAGGTAAGGTAAGGGTGTAGCTAGTAGCAATCGTAGCAGGAGCTTGTAGGGCTACATACTCGCCGCCTGTGGAGTCTTGCAGGCGCAAGTCGCCTTGAGCCAGAATGTCAACCTGAGTAGTGGTCAAAGTAGCCATGTAAGTTGCGCCACTCACCACGTTTGTACCATCGCAGTACAACAATGCAGTTGAGCCATTAGGAACTGAAATCCCTGTACCCGCAGAAGTCTTGAGCGTAACTGCAAACCCACCTGTTACCGAGTTCTTGATAACGTACAGCTTGGTAGAAGTTGGGCAGATAACCGTAGCCGTTGCACCCGGTGCGCCTGAGCATTCAAGGACTGCACAACGCGCTTCAGAGGTCGTACCATTAGCTGTAGTCAGTGTATGACTAGCAGTAGTCCAAGTGTTAATTGTGGCTAAACCGGCAATGGCTTGTTCAATCATCGACGTAATGTTGTCGTTGACTACGGTTCCCCATGTGCCTTGCAATTCACCTGTGACAGGAAGCGCTAGTTGAAGTATCGGGGTATATGCAGTTGCCATGTTAAATCCTTACGTTACAACATCTGTCCAAGTTGAGGACGTTGTGTTATTTATGTCTGACCAAGTATCAGACTGACTATTGTTTATATCATTCCAAGTAATATTTTGCGTATCGTCAATTAAATTCCATAAAAACGCCGCTAAAAACTGATCCGTAGCAGCAGCAGTTTCATTTATTGAGCTAACAAAACTTGCGCTTGCGGTTGTAAAATCTGAAGCAACCGTTGACTCACCAACCGATACACTAAAATTAACTACCGTTGCATTATCATCTGTAGCCGATATAGACTCAGTTACTTCTGCGCCAAAAGTTACATTGCTTGCGTTTAAATCTGTTGCTGTAGAGCTTTCACTGACCGCCGAAACAAACGAAGCCGCAGTGCTAAGACTATCTGTTGCTGTTGATGTTTCACTTACTGCACTTGCAAATGTCTGTACTGCTGCGTCTGCGTCTGTTGCCGTGGCGGTGTAAACACGCAGGACATTCCTTTCCGGTTTATCCCGTGCCTTGTTGCAGGGCTTGCTTATTATTTGAGCTTAAAACTGCCAAACATGGATATGAATCGTGTTGGTGGGTTAAAGATAGATTATGAACAACAGTTTCAGTTAGCCGCAGACGAAGACAGAGAGAAAGCATCAATACGATTTGTTCCACGCAATATGTTTTATTGAGGTGAGTCATGCCCTCTAAATACGCTAGTGGTAAACATAGTATTGCAGAATGTGATCGTTGCGGTCAGCGGTATAAGTTAAAAGAGTTAAAGAAATTAGTTGTAAAAACTCAGATATATAACGTTAAAGTTTGTCCTAGCTGTTGGGACCCCGATCAGCCTCAGTTGCAATTAGGCATGTATCCGGTTAATGATCCGCAAGCTGTGTATGAACCAAGACCAGATGTTAGCTACCAAGTATCAGGCAATAGCGGTTTACAGGTTGGGTTAACAGGCACAACAAACATTTATGACTATGGTGTTCCTGAAGGCGGTAGCAGAATATTTCAGTGGGGCTGGAACCCAGTTGGTGGCGCAATGGATGATGGTCTAACACCAAACGATTTAGTAGTTGATTGTCAGATTGGTACGGTTACAATAACGGTTACTTAGGAGCTTAAAATGGCTTATAAACGTGTTGCTGATGGCATAGCAAAGAAAGGCAAGACCGAAGGCAAAAACCTTGGCGACAATGGCGCTAAAGTCTTAGGCATGAAAGGTGGCAAAAAAGTTGCTGGTGTTTCGTCTGAGTCAATGAAATCAATGGGTCGCAACTTAGCCCGTGTTGCTAATCAGGGGTAATCATGGGTAAATTTAGCGCAAAAATGATGGGCAAAGAAGTTGGTGATGCTGGCATTTATGCTGCACCGCACACGATGGATGGCAAGCCCTTGAAGCTATCAGAGAACATGCAAGACCCAAACTGTCTGTCGGCTGAACAAACCACTCCTCGTTCTGGTGCAAAGCGTGTTAGCGCAGGCAACCCAGCCCGTGATGATGTTAAAACAACCGGCATTGAGACTCGCGGCAACGGCTGTGCAACCAAGGGTCGTATGGCTCGTGGACCTATGTGCTAACTATGAATTACGCTCAACTTGTCACTGCGATTGAGGAATACACTGAAACAAGTGAGGCGACCTTTATCTCGCAGATACCCACTTTTGTGCAGCTTGCTGAAGAGCGTATTTATAACACCGTTGATTTACCGTCGTTACGCAGAAACGTGACTGGCACACTTACCATTAACAACAAATACCTTTCAGTACCCAGCGACTTTTTGTCCGTGTATTCGCTTGCTGTTATTAAAACAGACGGTACATATGAATATCTGTTAAACAAAGACGTTAACTTTATTCGTCAAGCGTATCCACAGCCTACAGATACTGATATTCCAAAATACTATGCAATTTTTGGTCCTGATAGTAGCTCGCCAACTAATTTAACTATTATTCTTGGTCCTACCCCTAACTTAGCTTATTCTGCCGAACTTCATTATTTCTACTATCCAGAGTCAATTGTGACCGCTAGTACCTCATGGATTGGTGATAACTTTGAATCCGCATTGCTTTATGGTGCGCTGCGGGAAGCTGTGATATTTCAGAAAGGCGAGCAGGATATGGTTGCTTACTACGAGAAGATGTACATGGAGTCATTAGGCTTGTTGAAGAATTTGGGTGATGGCAAACTACGTCGTGATGCTTATCGTTCTGGTCAAATAAGGTTGCCGGTGAAATAATGCCATTTACTGGAAATTTTCTTTGTACTAGCTTTAAATTGGGACTGTTAGGCGCAAGCTTTGACTTTGCTACGCCAACAACGGATGTGTATAAGATTGCTTTGTATGACAACGCAGCTTCTTTTGATGCGTCAACCACGGTTTATACAACTAATAATGAAGTAGTTGCATCTGGATATACGGCTGGCGGGGAAATTTTAACGCCTACAGTTAACTACGATGGCACAACGTCTTTCTTGTCTTTTGCTAATGTGTCATGGACATCTGCTTTAACTGCCCGTGGTGCATTGATTTATAAGGTTGGCGGGTCAAGTATCTGCGTATTAGATTTTGGTTCTAACAAGACTTCTACAACAACATTTACTGTTGAATTTCCCGCTGCTAGTAGTACAACCGCCATTATTAGGCTTGCGTAAGGATTAAAAATGTTTAACGATAAAACAACTATGTTAGACCAAGTGGCGAGTACCGTAACGCTTGGTTCTCAATCTGTAGATACAGCCGCAGCTACTGGGGTGTATAAGATTCAGTGCTTCGATGCACAAGGCAACTTGAAGTGGGAAGCTGAGTCAAAGAACTTAGTAGTCAACGTTGGTCTTCAAGACATGAACGCCAAGTAGTTTACTGGCAGTGCTTATACAGCGACTTGGTATCTTGGTCTGTACGGTGCTGGTGCAACCAACACGCCTGCTGCAAGCGATACGATGTCTTCTCATGCAGGATGGACTGAAAACACGGGTTATAGCAACGCTACACGCCCTGTCTGCACGTTTGCAACACCTACCACGGCTAACCCCTCGGTGGCTACCAATTCAGCCTCTCCTGCCTCGTTTACCATTAACGCTACCTCTACCGTAGGTGGTGCGTTCTTAACAAGCAACAACACTGTTGGTGGGTCAACAGGAACTTTATTTTCAGCGGCAGACTTTGGCGCACCCGGAGACCGTTCAGTAGCAAACGCTGACGTTCTTACTGTGACTTACACACTTTCATTGGCGGGCTAATCATGTTTAAAAAAGACGAAGTCGTTAAGGTTAAAGCTGTTATTCCTTCAGGTCCTATCCAAGCATTGCGATTCAATGGTGAAGGCAATGTTGAGTATTTGGTTGAATGGACAGATGTTAACGGTAACGTGCAGCAACGGTGGTTTACTGAAGACCAGCTAGAGGCTTAATATGCCTGATGGCGGCTGGAGTTCTGGTACTTGGGGGCAAGCTGGATGGGGCATGTCGGTATATGACCGCCCTGTCAGTGAGACTTCAACTGCAACGGACGCAGACGTTTCAAGTTTGACCTTTGCAAGTGCAGTAAGTGAAACATCTAGTGCAGCAGATACAATTATTTCTGGCGGTTCTTTTGGATCAACTGTAAGCGAAAGTTCTACAGCAACAGATAGTGTAATTAGTTTGGCGTCGTTTGGCGCGGTGATTGTTGAAACGGCAACAGCAACAGATTTAATTACAAGCAGGGCTACTTTTGGCGCGGCGGTTAGTGAAACAAGTTCTGCGACAGATGCGGTGAATGCAAGTGCAAATTACGCAAGGTCAGTAAGCGAGACGAGTTCGGCGGCAGATTCTTTAAATGTTGGTTTCTTGTTTAATGCGTTGGTAACAGAAGCAGCCACGGCAACAGATAGCATAAACTCATTTAATGGTTTAGGAGCTTTAATTAACGAGGCGGCTAGTGTTTCGGAAATCAACACTGCAAAAGTTAATTTTGGTGCGTCTGTAGTTGAATCGGCAAATGTTATAAGTACATTAGGATTGTCAGGCGTCTTTTTAGTCTCAGTGCAAGAAAATGCAACAGCTTCGGATCAAGCAGCTTCAGCGTTTTTGTGGAATTTAATTAACGACACCCAGAATGCAAATTGGATTGATGTTGTAACGTAAGGATTATTATGCCAACCACCTATACCCCGATACTTCAATTAGCTTTACCTGCAACAGGTGAATTAAACGGCACTTGGGGTACGACAGTCAACGACAACATTACGTCGATGGTTGAACAAGCTATTGCGGGTCTTGCCACGATTAACACTTGGACTGCTGCGAGTCACACGCTGACTACAGCTAACGGTACAACTTCTGAAGCACGTTGTGCAATCCTGCAATGTTCAGGCGCACCGGGTGCGGCGGCTACGGTTATCTGCCCTACAGCATCTAAAGTCTACATTATCAAGAACTCGGTAACAGGTGGATACGCCGTTACGTTGAAGACTTCTGCGGGTACTGGGGTTTCGGTTGCCAATGGTGTTACGGCGCTGTTGTACTGCGATGGTACGAACGTGGTAAGCGGTGATTTTAACGGTGACGTAGTAGGTCCCTCAAGCGCTACGGATAACGCTATTGCACGTTTTGATTTAGCTACCGGCAAACTAATCCAGAACTCGCTTGTTACTGTCGCTGACGATGGTGCGATTACCGCGCCGGGTGTCAGTAGCGTCATTCCTTTTTATTATGCTAACCAAGCTGCGTTTCCTAGTGCCTCGACTTACCACGGTGCTGTAGCTCACTCTCACGCAGATGGGGCGATGTATTTTGCTCACGCTGGCGTGTGGACACGGATGTTAAACGATGGTGGTC